GGAGCGGCTTTTGCATTTTTAACCTGTTCTTTTGAGTATCCGTTTTGAGACATCCATTTCCATGTATGTGGATATAAATCAGCAGGTTTGTAGTTTTGATAGTAAAAATCTCTGCTGGCACCTTTGAATCTATGATAGCGTTCTCCGCTCCATTCTTGCCAGCCTTCCCAATTAGGTGCAGATAATTTGTCACCTCGCCTTACACGTGGTGCTCCTCTCACAACTTTCTTTCTTGTCCTTTTAGGTAATGCCATTATATTCTCCTGCTGTCTTAGATAATTATAATCTAGAAATCGCCTTCTATTCCATTCATGGTAAAAGTCTTACCATTAAAGCCTTCATCCATTTTGTCTTTATCACTTTTTTGCTCGCTGTCTTTACGGACTCTGTGATTAAACTTTTTCTCCGGGTTCGAATCCTCTAAAGGTTTTGAACCTCGGGAACCTAAGCGAGTAAGTGCCGTCTTGATTCTGTGTAATAGCATCTGCCCTTACTTCCACAAGATTTCCAACAATGCTACTACGCCCAGCCCAGAAACTATCACGATTGCTGTCGCTAAAGCCACTACCGACATTGACTTTGATACTTCTTCCGTCATCAAGTCCTTCGCAGACAAATGCTCCCAATCTTCCTTCATTACGTCCTGTTCCTTCTTCAACATCTTTAACCTCCAATGTTACTTCTATGAATGGCTTTGCTTTAAGCCATGCATGGGTACGTTTACATTCATAAGGAGCATTAACGTCCTTAATCATTACACCTTCGTAACCACCGTCTACTGCTTGTTTATTTAACGCTACAAAGCGATTTTGTCCTTCTTGGCTGTCTAAGTCTACTTCTTCCCAATCCAGGTACTGTACGTGCTTTAAAATGCTTTCATTTTCTAGCACCCAATACTTAACAAGGTTACTTCGATATGTTTGTGGTTTGTCCCAACCACCCTTCAAAAACTCTTCTAATGGAATAAAATCAAATAAATGTAGAACTGCATCATCTGATTGCTTACCATCTTTTCTGTGTACTTGCTTCATTAGATCTTGGAAGTTTGCACTCATTACTTCACCATCTAACACACAATCATATGGAGCAGGTTTCTCTGCCAACACTGCTTCAAGCTCTGCGATGATATGTGGGAAGTTATGAAACTGTTTTCCGTTACGACTAAACAATTCTACTTTACCGTCACGGCATACTGCAAGTACTCTTACACCATCTAGTTTAACTTCAATCTGTTTCTTACCTGCCATTTTCTTTTCGTGGTTTGCACTATCATGTGCTAATGCACAAGTAAACACAGGTATTGAATATTGTGGAAACTTCTTTGCAATTTTGTTTACTGTTTTTTCTGACACACCACAACGTAAATCTTTTATAAGAATTCTACGATAGAACATATTCCATTGTTCTGCTGTGCTTGACTGCTTTACAAGATTAATTGCATCACGAGCCGCATGTCCTGTTAGTTCTCTTTTGATAAGTTTATCTGCTAGTTCTTTGAATATCTTCCATTCACAACCTTGTCCAGCCCATTCAGCATCTAATTCATCTACTTGTTTTACACCAAATGTTACAAGTGGATCAAGTGCCATACGCACTCCTTCAAAAAACTCATCTAAGCCTTCAGCCATTGCTTCTTGCAATACTGCTTCTTTTGCAAGTCTTGAATTGTCTGCCTCTAATTTACTGATAATATCTTGTGGTTGTGTTCTCATTTGTGCCTCTCTAATTAATTATGTTTATATATTAGCACCAATAGACATATTTGTCAACCAGTTTTGGACACGTAGGCCGGAATCGAACCGGCATAAACGGAGTTGCAGTCCGTCGCATAGCCATTCTGCCACTACGTGTTGGCATAGGTGGAAGGAATCGAACCCTCATTTGCGGAGTTGGAAGCCGCCGTGTTACCATTACACTACACCCACAAAAAAAGCCCCTTGTATTTCTACTTGGGGCTTTTTACAATATAACTTGTTTTACAAAGTCACGTCAAGACAAAGCCCTTCCTTGCGGAGTGCACCAACAAAATTGTGTTGTTCTATTTCTTGACATGTTAATATTCCTTGTTCTCATTATGCGTATACTATACACTCTATATTTAGTAATGTCAACCTATTTTGGAATTAATTTCTACCCATGTGTTTAGGTCCAGAATCTCTTGCTATCCAATCTAAAATTTTAAACCAACTTTTACTGATACGGATCAACATCTAAATATTTCCCCCACTCACTGTAGTAATGACGCATACCAACTTCATCGTGTATAGTACCGTTCTCATGTCTACCATGCAGTATGTGTCTGTTTTCTGTACCAACTCGCATTGTTGTTCCTTGACCTGCAACACCAATTAGGTCTTCGTGTAGGTTACGTCCGAACGGTCCCCATATACTATTGTGATGGTTTATTCTTGTGCGTCTTTCTTCGGGTGTATCTTTACGAAGTCCATAACCTCTAAATTCAATTAAAACTTTATTACAGCCTAAGGGAGTAACCGAGTCCGAACGATAGGCGGAGCCTCTAAGATTAAAGTTGAATCCTGGAAACAGATCAACCATGTACCATTGGTTGGGAGGCAAGTTTGGAAATGATAATTCTCCTCTATCTTCAAAGCCTTCGTATTCTTCATAGTTGACTGTGAAACTACTAACATTAACATGACCATTGTCAAAAGGTATATTCTTACGTGCAAAGTATTCATCGTTAAAGCCACTTACTCTATTAAAAAAGTGCATGAAGTCATGATAGAATTCACTATTAGTATCATGCCATAGTTTGTAGTTGGTATTTATAACTGCCTTATGATAATGAAACACTTCCATTTCTTCTGTGTCAATAGCATCTGCTATACAATCAAATGCACCTGCTGTCCATTCTTCAACACTCTGTGTTGGATTGCGATCTAATGTTACCCATACCATACCACCATGCTTTACTTCACACGGCAATGGTTTTTCTGTAGTAGCAAAAGGTATTGTAAATGTTCCTGCTGGCTTACGTATGTCTATATCGTTTGTATTAAGATATGCTTGTACATTAGTACCGTCTATGTTAATTGCAATTACTCTAATGTCTGCTATTCTAGTTGTTCGATAATCACCTTTGTTTCTCATTTCGCTCAAATGACACATAGGTACCCAAACCTTTTTAAAAATTTGTTCTTGTTCTTGTTCAAATATTTCTGGACTATTGTAGGCTTTGCTACTGATTGATTCTACTTTTGGTTGTGCTAACCAACTTTTATGATTACGTGGTGGCATGTACTGCTCTCCTTATGCTATATTTAATTTATTATAACACAGAAAAGCAGTACAGTCTAATAGGTTGTTTCTATTACGTTATAGTTGGCTCTAGGGGAAGGACTCGAACCTCCACACTAAATATATTGCAGTACATTCAGTATACGATTAACAGTCGTACGTGTCTACCAATTTCACCACCCTAGATTATGATTACTTCTTATCTAGTGCTGAAATCATACGTGTCATTCCTATGCCACCACCTACTCTTGGAAAGAAATCAAACTCTAAGAACTTTTCAAGTTCTGCTTCAACTCTTTCTTTTGAAAATAGTTTGTATAGTAATTCACTGTATGCACCATCTGTAATTGTATGAAACGTATCACGCATCATTTCTACGTCACATGAACGTTCTGCTGATCCAATAGTTTCCATCCCTCCTAAGATAACATCTATCTTTTTGGAAGTAGCACCACCTTCGTGTCTACTCATGTTCCAAAATGGAGATGTCATTTCAGGAAAGTCTGTTATCATTGTACTACCGAATTCGTCAAACATTTTAGTTTCGTGTTCTGCTTCCATTTCCGTCATAGGATCTAATCCAAAATGTTTTTGCCATTCTGCATATGTTCTTTCTTCTGGCTTAGGAAATTCTAAGTACTCACAAAGTTCATATTCCATCTTTTTAAGATCGTCTATGTCACCTGGCATTTCAAATTCAAACATTGGAAATATTATATCATGTCTGCCTGGTATTGCGTTTGGTTCTTGT